AAGGGCATGGATAAGGATGATATTCAAAATCTATTTGATGCTGATGATAAACCAGAAGTAAAAGAACCTAAGACTCCTGTTAAAGAAGATGATGATGTTGATGATGTCGATGATAAGAAAGATGAAGATGATGATGAAGAAATTAAATTAAAAGAAGATGTTGGAGATGAAGATGATGAAGAAAAACTTGATTTAAAAAAGGAACCAGATGCCGATGATAAATTAGTTACTCCGCCTAAGATTAAAGATATTACTGCTAAATATCCTAATTTTTTTAAGGAATTTCCTTTCCTCGAAAAGATGATGTTTCGTGATAAAGCATACACTGAATTATTTGGTAGCTTTGATGATGCCAAAGAAGTTGCTGGTAAAGTAGAACGTCTAAACGAATTTGAAACCCAACTTCTATCTGGTGATACTAAAGAAGTATTATCTACAGTTAAAGTTACAGATCCAGAAGCATTTGATAAGATTGTAGATAATTATCTTGCTGCTCTTGAGTCAGTTGATAAAGATGCTTATCATGAAGTAGTTGGTAATTTTTCTAAGCGTGTTATCATGGGTATGGTTGATGAAGCCAGAAGAACTAATGATGAAGATTTGAAAACTGCTGCTGAACAATTTTATAAATATCTATTTGGAACTACTAAGTGGGAAGAACCGAAAATTAGAGTTAAAGCTGAAAAATCTGAAGAAGGTGATAAGTTAAAAGCTGAACGTCTTCAGTTTACACAAGAAAGATTTGAAACTGCACGTGGAGACTTACAAACTAAAGTAGATAATGTCTTACGTGCAACAATTAGTGAGCATATTGATCCTAAAGGTTCTATGTCAGCATATGAAAAGAAGAATGCTGTTAAGGATGCTTTGGATCTTTTGCATAATGACATTAGGGCAGATGATGTTTTTGTTAAGAATCTTGATAAACTCTGGAGAGCTAGCTTTGGTGATAAGTTTTCAAATAGTTCATTAGATAAAATTCGTAAAACATATCTTGGTAAAGCGCAAGGACGCCTTGCTTCTATCATAAAGAAAGTCAGAGCTGAAGCTTTGAAAGATAAAGATTTAACTTCCTCTAAGAAAGAGGAAAAAGAAGAAGACGAAGAAGAAGATAAAACTCCTGTTGTCAGGAAAACGGGTAAGATAAACGCTGGAAGGCCAACTCAGCAAACTCCTAAGGCCAAAGATAGACAAAAAGGCGAGAGTATTGAGGAATTCTTTGCACGGGATTAATTGTGATTCTTTACAAAGAATTCTAATTTGCTGAGAGGTTAACCCTTATGGGAGCAGTTGTAGAATCTGAAGTTGCCGGAACAGAACTTGAAAGAGTTCTGCCGAAGGTTACTACTGTTTATGAATCTGATGATATGTTCTATTCATCTATTAAGAAACGTAATGTAGAAGTTGTATCTTATCGTGAGATGAGAGTTCCTATGGAGATTTCTCCTGGTGGATCTTTCCAATATTTTAATCCTAATGGTGGAGATATGGGTCGTGGTTCTGGTCCCACTTGGGATAAGGCTACGCTTCAACCTGTATTTGTTAGCGAGAATATTGAATATACCAAATTGACTCAGTGGTCTACCGATGACCGGCGCAAGGCTGTAATTAATGCCGTGCGTAAGTTAACGGCAGGTGCATTAGTTGAAATGAGGCGTCAGATTGATGCTCAACTTCAACAGCCAGGCACTGGTCAAATTGGAGTTATTAGTGCTGTATCTACTGCAGCCGGTGTTGATACTTATACTCTTAATTCTGATGGATTTGGTGCTAGGTTAACTAGAGAAAAGCAGATTGTTCAAGTTTTCTCTGCTGACCTACTTACCAATAGGGGTAAGGGTGAAATTACTTTCTGGGATGTTGAAAATAAAACAATCAAGGTTACTCCTGCTGTTGCTGGTGCCATTGCTACAGACGTATTAATTACTGATGGTTTAACTGACCCAGCTAGTCGTCCTGCACTATTTGGTGTGCCATATCACCATGATAATGCTTCGACTGGTGATTGGCTTGGTTATGATCGTGCGACTACTCCGCAGATTCGATCAAATCGAGTTAATGCTGGTGGTTCTGCATTATCATTGCCTGCTCCACGTTTAGCTATTAATAAGATTGGTAATCGAGTTGGTATTGACAATAACTTCAAATTGACTGCTTGGACTCACCCAGCACAGGCTCAGTCATATGAAGAGATTGGTCAGTTAGTTTCTATTATTCATAAGGCTCCTAAAGATGAAGCTCTTAATTTATATTTTGGTGATAACATGCAGTTGGCTGGTGCTCCAATTCGGACGCACTTCAACTGGAATCGTAAGCGTATTGATTTCGTTGCTGATACTGTTTGGGGTCGTGGAGAAATTCTTCCCATTGGATTCTATACTTCCGATGGTAGGAAAATCTTTGAATTACGCGGACCTTCAGGTGGTGTAGCTACGGCTGATATTTTCTATATGGTTAATGGTTTCCAGACATTTGTAATGAATCCTGCTGCTACTGCTTATATTGACAATCTGGCAGTTCCTGCTGGATACTAAGGAGAATTATAATGTTACCATCTGCACTTCAGGCATTATCAACTCCTCAAGATGAGGTGATGCCTTCACCTAATACTATTGCTTCTGCTGCTACTATTGCCCCTACAACTAAGTTTACTCGCTTAACTGGAACTACGCCAGTTACTACAATTACTCCTCCTTGTGAGGGTTATCATGAATTAGTATTTGTGTGGACAACTGGAACTGCTAATGGTTTCAACACTGGTGTTGCTACTAAAGGCGGTATCGCAGTTGCTTACACTACTATTACTGATCGTCCTGTTGTTCTTTATTATGATCCTAGAACTAAACTATATTATCCACAGACTGTTGTTTAAAGATTAATATGAAATTAGAGCTAGAGATTCATGTCCACATTAATAATGTTGATACTGGATCTCTAGCTTTACTCGAAAAAATCTATTCTGGTTTAAAGAACGGAGAATTTGAAATGGCATTGTCGCCTGAAATGCAAGCTTTCATCGATGCTTCTTCGGCAGCTTTTACTAGTGCTGGAGAATCACTTGCTAATATTAGTGCAGATATTCAACGCTTGCTTGCTAGTGGCACTCTTAGTGCTGAAGATAAGCAAGCACTATTAGATCATACTACTACATTATCTAATTTAGCTGCTACTTTATCAGCTCAAGCTGCTGTTGTTCCTGAGACTTAAAAAGTCATCTGGGGCGCGCATAGAATAAACGCGTAATTCTCTGGCGTCAATTAAGACGCTGGCTAAGTAGCTGGAGAAAACAAATGTCACTTCAAGGTTTTTGGCGCAATCAAACAGTAAACCAGAGGAATGCATTAACTGGTTTTGGTAATATTAATAATGTTCATTATCTTTTTCCCCAAGGTGGTGGACCACGAGGAGCTTTTTCTACATTTACTGATTTAGCTCCTAATTTAAAATCACGAGATTTGATTTTATTTTCTGGTGTATTACGTGAGCAGGCTGTTGCTCCGTTAGATGTATATGATGTATATATTTTAGGAGCTGCTAATCAACCACGCCAGGCTACTAGCGCCGGTTTACCTACTGGTGGTGGAGCATCTTGGATGCCCCCTAGTTCTGGTGCCGTTGCTGCTACTCCATTACTTGAATTAAAAGCTGCTGGCTGGAAATTAGAGAATATTGAATTCACTCCACATACATCATCTGCTGGAGTAAGACTTACTCGTTCTGCTGTTATTGATACAATTGATGCTTCTCATGCTGAATTCAATAATTGTTATTTTGCTGCTAATGGTGGAACTACACAGATTGGTATTGAGGATAATGGTGGTTGTAGCAGAGTCACAATTCTTGATTCTAGATTTGAAGGTTTAACCGATACAGCAATTAAGAGTTTGAATACTGCTGCTGCGGTTCCTCTTGGTTGGAGAGTATTAAGAAATCTATTTCTACGTAATACTAATGCAATTGCTATGTCTTCTAGTCAGGGATTGTTCCAAGAGAATGTGCTTAATCAGGCTGCTAATGATGCTAACAATAAGATTAATCTTGTATCTGTTGCAGCCCAAGGTGATTTAAATCGAGTTCTTTACAATGTATTTTCTGATTTGGCTGCAAACGTAACAATTGCTAAAGGTTATAAGCCAGGAACTACTGATATTTGGCGTAATTACGTATCTGATGTTGCTGCTTATATTGTTACTGTTCCTGCGTAAAATTTAACAATGTGGGAGATGGTTCAGGCTGTCTCCCACATTTCCGAGGAATTATGAAAGAGGACAATTCATATATTGAGCATCTTAATTACCAACTCACTAGAGAGTATGGTAAAGAAGAACTTGCTCAAAACCAACCAAGATTTAGAATTGTTTTCTCCGATGATGAAATAGAGAAACGTATAATGACTCATACTAATGAAGGTTTTGAATTATTATACCCAGAAGTTAGAGAGGTTCCTAAATATAGACATTATATTCAAGGTAGATATATTCTTGAACGTTTAATTCCAGTAGTTGGTGAAACTGATTTAGTTACTAAAGTTAGTTATGAACCTGTTCATGTATTTCAGACTTCTGAGCGGAGAGGTCATACGTATCTTCCTCCTAGATTTGATATGTGCTATGTATTTATTGAGAGTTTATTAATGGCGGCTGGTAGACCCAGTAATTTTGCTAAATATAAAGATCCTAAAGCTACACCAGAAGAATATGCTAAACAAATTGAAGATATGCAAAAAGAATTATTTGGTAATGAAACTGATGCTGGTGATGCATTAGCACATGATTTCGGTGTAATTAACCCGGCAGAACCTAAGCACTTTGAAGAAGAAACAACTTCAGTCGTCCAGACTGAAAAAGGAGAATGAAAATGGCCGCTGTTGGTAATCCTACTGGTTTGCAATTTCCTGCTGTTAGAAAGTTTGCTATTAATCGCAGGACTAAAAATCCTCTTGACAAGGCTACAATTGTATCAGTATTTCCTAAAGCAATTCAAGAAAGAAAACATACTATTGAACCTGGTATCTTCCAAATTCCTGCTGGGACTTTAGAAAATCCGGGTTTACTAGTTATTGGTTCTTCATCTTGGTGGAAACATTTTGATGAGAACCAACCAAATTTAGAAATTCAAGTTTCCTCGATTGAAGTTGCAGAAGCCGTAATTAGAGATTATTCTATTGCTACATTTGGATGTGACATGGAAAATTCTCGACCAGGATTATTCTTTATCCCTGGAGATATTAATGTTCTTGAGGTTAAGACCAAATATAAAGATGCTTTAAAAGATGCTTATGATAAGCAGCATAATTGGTTTGGATTTTTACTTGGTGCTGCAGAATCTCTTTGGGCACGAAGTGGTAATAATCCATTATGTATTAGCGATGAGATGAGATTAGCTGCTATTGAACTTGGTAAGAAAGATCGTCCTTGGTTACTTGATTTTAATAAGATTCAATTAGTAGCTTGTGTTGCCTGTGGTAATTTAAAGAATCCAGCATTCCCAGTCTGTGGTCAATGCAAAGCTATTGATATGAGTCATCCTGCTGCTAAGGAATTGAAATTTGCCTCTGTAGGATAAGAGAAAATTATGACTTGGGAA